CCCGATTAGTTTCTCAACCAACGAACAGGAGCAGCAGGAACGCCAAAACTACACCACCAAACGACAATTCAATTAGGACAAGCGCGAATTGATTGCATTGAGTTTCTTCAACAGAAACCACTTTGCTACCATTCACACTATTTCCCTACCATCCTCATCGCTTAGGTAGACGAATTACAGCATCCGTTTGCTCCATCAACCTACGAACAAGAGCCGGAAGAACAACAAAACCAGCAACCACATAAGTGTAGACTCATTGAATCCACACTCAACGAAAGTTACCAGGCTCTGAAAGTTCAACCCGCTCCTAATTCGTTTGTTTTCTTCATCTTCCATTGACGAAATGCATAAACTGGTTGCCACTCAAAGCAGCACCCAGATCTACAAACGTCTAAGGAAGCACGGTCTATCATCAGTCAAGAATCCAATTAAGAATTCTTTATCTAACACCAAACAACTAGGGGAACTTTCATCTCACAAACAGGTAGTGATTTTCCCACTCAACATTTCTATTGAGAACCTGTCGGCCAACCCGTCGGTTGGCCTATAATGTTTGTTATCGCAGTGCGCTCTGCGGTTTAAAGTTTACTCTTTTGGATCGACGCTCTTACTACGAGACCCGGACGAACCAGGTCTCCTTTCAGAGCTCGTAGGTTGCACGACAACCCGTCGGTTTCGACTATTCAACACTACTATCTCTCCATCCTCGCCTTCAGAGGTGACAGAGTCATCTCTACAATCTGCCTGTGGCTCATTCAGGGCAGAAGGGACCACCTTCCTTTCCTTTCGGTCTAGAAGGCAATTCACATTAAGTGGGGAATTACAATAATCTAAGAATTTTCTATAAGAAGATTCCTTCACTAGTCCTTGTCGCACCATTCGTGCTGCAGCCTCTCGGCTGCGGTCACAATAGTACAACTTGACACCCTGAGGGAAATACCACTCAATAGGTCCCGAAGGTCCTGGAGAGTAGCTCTTCAAAGAGAATTTCCTATAAATATTAAATGCATCTGCAAAGTCCACAAACAACTGAGCTCCCGAAACTAACGCAGTTACGAGAAATCGGGTCATTACATACCCAAAATCATTGCTTATGGAACTCTGATTCCACACGGGACCAATACATGATCCAATTTCCTCTAAGAGGGAACAACCTGCTGTGCCAATAGATGTCAACCAATTAGGAGTCAATTTCGTCTCAATAAAAGACCAATTGGGTATAGAACCGGTTAAAACCGCTTCATACACCCCAGGGGTCTGAAAAGTGAGAGTACTAGATGAATCATTCAAGGTAAACACCTGTGGAGTAGCCGGAGCACCCACTGAAGGGTCACCAACCATTCCCGGCATAGTAGGAGGTAAGCGGACTATGGGGTTACCATAGCCAACATTAAACCCACTTGGAGTCAAAAAGCTAAATGACGACTTAACATCAGACGCCTGCACAGAGATATACTCAGAGCCTGTTGATGGTAATTTTGGGTTATACAATGTGACATCATAATGGACCCACAATTGCCCGATCTGGGATGTGTTATTAGCACATCCCTCCGCTGCAAAAGTAAAATTACCAATATCATACTCCCTGATATCAGTGTTAGACGGCTGAGTCAATGTCGTTCTAACCATTAACTTGGACGAATACTGGACGCACTCACCTGTGAATTGTGGGTTTTTGAATCCCACACGGTCATCGAAAGTGAATTACGGTATGCCGCTATTGCTTGGACAGAATTAAAAGGAGGGTTCTCCCTAGCATCATACGACGTGGCCATATAAAACGACCCCGCCGTAGAAGTTGGACAGCGAGGCACATACTCCCATCGCAAATAGTTAAACTTATACTGCTCAAAATTTTGTGCAATTACTCCCAACCACGGGAAACTGGACACCAGTCCCGGGTTAATTTCATACACATTATCTGGAGAGTTACCATTATAACTAATAGAGCCCAAAACATCTTGGAGCAACTCCTTATGAACGACCCTAAAGTCCTTCGGAGCTGTCCCCGTGATAGTTCGAGCTATAGCTACTGGAGCTGCCACCCTAACTGTCTTGCCTTTCTTGCTAGACACTATGGTTACTTTCTTCTTCTTTTTCGCCTTCTTGATGCTAGACTTACGTCCAGCACCCTTCTGGCTACTCTTCTTTCCTTGCTTCTTCGGCATTATCAGAGCACCACCCGCTCTGATTAATGATCTGAATGCACCTCTGCAGGTGTGGGCTATGGCGCATTTCCAACTTAAACTGGTCAAGCAAACCCTCTGCCTCCAACTGAGACCTAGGTTTCTGACACAATAGTCGATAAAACGTCTTTGCCCACCCTACAGGCTCCCCGAATCTGGCACCGAACCGATAACGAATGGAGCAAAACTCATAGTAGCCTTCTCCATCATCACATCTGCGAGCATTCTTAACAAGATGTCCAAGTCGCTTATACTTCTCTGTTGCATTGTCAGCTCGCTGCTCAATGCAATCATCCCCATAAGTGACAGCCCACTCCGCACCTACCAGGCGCGAAATTGCCCATCTCATACGGGAATTTCCAGAAGAAGTATTATAACTTCCTGAACATCTCTTACCTTTTCTCACCTGACAAATAAGCTCGCCATTCGACAACATGAATACACACGCCATCTCACACCGAACTCTATTCAACATAGCATTGAGGTAAGCTGAATTGCGACTCCCAGAATTAACATAACGAGCCGAAACCTCCCACTCCAATTCCCATGGCTGCACTGACCAATCCCAAGCACTAATATCCGTTTCTAGGCCCTCTCGCTGTACGCGAGAGTCCATTTGCTCCGTAAATAATGCCTGGCACACGTCATCTGCACCCATACCAGGTTTTGAGGGTATAGTTCTCCAACTCGCAATTTCTTTCTCGTTTTGCAATCCATATAATAAACGCTCACACACCTGGTCAATTAGAGACACAGAAGAGATAAGGCGTTGCTGCCCCGAAAGAATCTTAGCTTTCTTGTGTGGTTCTTGTTTAATAAAAACACGAACTGGATCACACAATCCAGCTTCAACACATCCCATAGCAGAACGCTCCTGAAGAGGAGATTCAAAGAGCAATCTCATACGTTCCTCCACTGATGCTACAATCCAAGGCCTCACAGCCTTGATTGCACTTTCATTGGTATCATAAACAGCCATTAATGGCGCCCCCGGAGAGGCGTTCTTCTTGACTGTATTGTCTAAGATATGCTCGATGTCTTCCCTCATCAGTTCCCAATTGACTTTATCATCTCTAAGCCAACCTGGTTGTGATTTTGGATATATAGCAGCGTGCTCAATTAAGAGCTTGCGCCGCTGATCTACTGTTGGTTTTTCTCCTTCGATAAACCTACCGGCATGGAATAGCAACGAATTATATTCCGCAGCTGCTCCTCGCTTAGGCCACTGCCATTCGCGAAGGGCCCGCCCAACATCGCATTCACTTTGTTGAGCTTTTCTGAGGAAATCGGTCGAACCTTTTTCACTTTCCTTTGCTTTTTCCCTGCTGGCAACCCGGGACTTCCCAATTGCTTGGAGTCCAAGGCCGGTTTCCAGACAGACGGAGGGCTCTTGGTAGAGCTCATAGCTCGCAAGGGCTTGGAGACACTCAATGTTGGGCCCACCGCCACATTCCCACCGGATTGTTGGCCTCCTTTCGGAGGCCGCTGCCCGTTTAAAGGCAGTGGCGGAACCCGAGGCGCTGGTGCTGGAACAAAATCCAAAGAAGGATCTAGAAATACTCGAACAGGTGAGTCTACTTCCCCTCTCGGGCTTTCCACTCTCCTCTCTTTCTCCTCTGCCACCTCCAATGGCTTTCTCGCCTCGAACTGAATCTTCG